AGATCATCAAAATTCAGCTTTGGTGTAAACAGCCACTGCCGAATGTTCTGGACCTGGTTCTCAATCTGCCCCTTCTCCCAGCCCGATGCAGGTGTGCAAATCCCGCAGAAGAGCGTCAAAGAGAGCTTCGCACCCCGACGATCCGATCCTTATGTGACCGCTTTCTGACGGACTATGTCGCGCATCATTGCAAACTGACGATGCAAAAATCCTATCAAACCTATATCGAGACGTGCATCAAACCGCGCCTTGGCAATCGAAAGATTGACGATGTCACTCGGGCTGATGTGGTCAATTTCCACCACGACCTGCGGGACCGACCCTATACGGCCAATCGCACGGTGGCCGTCTTGTCCAAGATGTTCAACTTGGCAGAGGATTGGGGGCTGCGTCGCGAAGGGTCAAACCCGGCCCGGCGCATTCGAAAATTCCGCGAAGAGGAAAAGAAGCGGTATTTGTCGGACAACGAACAAGCTCGTTTGGGGCAGGCAATGTCTGACGCTTTGGACGGTGGCACAGAAACGGAATATGCGGTTGCGGCTATTTCGTTGCTTATGCTGACGGGCTGCCGCCTTGGGGAAATACTGACCCTCAAGTGGGATTATGTGACCCCTTACCATCTGGAATTGCCTGACAGTAAAACAGGGCGCAGACGTATTCCTCTTCCCAGAGAGGCCTATGAGATCATCACAGCTTTGCCCCGACTGGTCGGCAATCCCTTCGTCATTTTGGGCGAGACGGACCATGGGCATTTGGTAAATCTGCAAAAGCCTTGGTTGCGACTTCGCAAGGCGGCGGGCCTCGAAGATGTTCGCATGCATGACCTGCGGCACACCTATGCGAGCGTTGCGGTCATGAGCGGTATTGACCCTTTCCTCTTAAAGGAGATCATGGGTCACAAGAACCTTCAGATCACGCTGCGCTATGCCCATTTTGCAGATGAAGCGGTGCAGCGGGCAGCAGGTTCAGTGGCCAGTCGGTTGGCCGGGTCGATGACGCGGCGGGCAAGTCGGCCCGCGCTTCAAGTGGTTAAACAGGTACGGAGTATACGGTAATGGATGATGATTGGATTTTGGACGAGATTTCCAAGCGCGCCGTCGGCAATAGCTTGATTATGAGAACGTTTTTTACGGACCGAATTGTCAAAGAACTCGGGGAAGAATTTTCGATCCCGCCAATAATGCATAGAGATATGCGGAACGCGCTTGAAATGGGCGCGCATCAGTTTGCGGTTGAGACAGACCGGGCGAAAACAGGTTTCAAGACGGTCCGGTCGGAGCTCAAACAAATTCGCAACGCGATCCAACAACTGACCAAGGTTTTGGACACAGCGTCAGAGGACACATGGCAAGTATTGTCTGAAGCAGGCGTCTGGCGGTCGTTGGTTGACATGCCTCTCCCTAGGGTCGTTCAAAGCGAGGCTACCGATGGAGCGACACCCCCACGTTTCTTACATTTCAAGGACGAAGCAAGCGATGATGTTCATCAGGTCGGCCTGCATTTCCTTCGCCAAACCCTCACAGCCATTGACCAGTGCGCCGAAACCGCAAATCCTGCGGCTGGTGGCGGACGCAACGGGCGGCCCGAGGATGACGCGATGGTCTTTTTGCTTCACTCGGCTTTTCAGGTTTGGGAAAGCCTCTTGAATCGTGAGTTCACGCTGAATTGGCATTCTGATGGTGAGCCACTTACCGATGCTGCCGCGTTTTGCGTGCGTGTCACGAATGTCGTTGCCAAAACCGGCCCATCATTTCGGCCCATTCTTTGCCGCTGCGGGTTTCCAGCTCGCCCTTGGCCTCGTCGCGTTGCTCGTCCTCAGATACCAGCGCCGCGCGGAACCGGGTTTCGTTGGTGCGGTATTCTTGGTCGAGGGTTTCCATGCTGCGGGTTTCGTCCTCGGTGGGTGTCGCCTTGCCTACCAGTTCGGCCAGATTTTGGCGGATCTCGGATTGACGACGTGTGATTTTCAGAGATTCAAGCATGATGATTTTTCCTTATGCTCGTTAGATTTTTTGCCTTCGCGCATCATTGCGCCGATGGAATCCCGCCACGCTTGGCGGTCGGGTGGTGTCGGTTTTAATCCGCACTCAATTCTGGTTTTCTTGGTGTGACAGGGGGCGCAAAGGGTTTGCACGTTTGCAGGGTCGAAGCTCAATTCCGGGTGTGTCCGCACGGGTTGGATATGATCGCACTCCAGCCGCCGCCGATCGCCACATTGAACGCAAGCCCAGCCGTCACGCTCTAGGACAGCGTGTCGAACCGCCTGCCAGCGCTTGGTGCTTGTGACGCGCTTGGAATGGCGAAAATGCTCTTTCACTCGTCCGCCCTCGCGCTTGCGGTCAGCTCTAGGAACTGAAACCGCCCCTCTGCACTTTCCTTGGTGCCTTGAATGTCAAACGTCAGGCCATCGTGTTGCAGGCGGTCCTTGGCGTCGATGCCGCGCGAAAACTCAGAGCTGCGAACCGTGAACCGGGTTTGCAGGGTTGCCAGCACTTGCCCAGCTTGGATCTTTTCCCCGTCCTTAATGTCGGAACGATGCGCCCAGACGGTGCCGATCGATGACCACGGCCCTTGGACCTGTCCAAAGCCGTCGTCGATCAATTCAGATCTTAGAACCGTGACGCGCCGGTCTAGCTTGTTTACATTCATGCCCATGCCAAACGCGCCTTTCTGGACGGTGCCGCCTTGCGCCTCATGCCCTCAGCAACAGCCAGAACAGATGCCGCCGCCGCGTCGATACGGCCCAAGGATCGCGCCTTGGCCAGCTTGTGATTGTTTGCCGGATCCACCAGCGTGATCGCGTCAGAGAACGCCGAACGCAGCAGCAGGGACGAGGTTGTTAGGATCTCGCCATCAAACAGCGCCCGCCGGAATCGCTCGATGTCCTCGCTGCCATCTTTCCAGCCAAAGCCGCGCCAGATGAAGGGAACCCGATCTAGGCCCGCCGATTGCATGGCCTCGGAAAATTCAGCATGGCGGAACCGATCGCCCACGATGCAGGTAATGTCAGCGCCATCGGCCAGCCGCACGATCTCGGCCAGCCATAGACCAGGAGGAACGGTGTTTTCGCCCAGGACGGAAAGCTCGCCACGAGCGGCCATTTCGGTATAGCGCCCAGACACGCCATCCGCCGCGCCACGATCCTCTAGGGAAGGTTTGGCGGGAAAGGTGCCGACAGCCTCAAGACGCCCGGTGTCAGGCCAGAACAGCGCCGCCGCACTCATTGAACGGGAACCGCCCAGATCCACGCCAAGGATGCACGGCCCGGATCGATCGGGCAATTCATCCGGCGCGACTTCGCAGCTCATCCACTCGTCGAGGGTGACAAGAACGGAACGATCGTCAGACGCCACGCGCTCATTGCGGTTGAGGTTACGGAACGAGCTTAGGGCAGATCCGCCCCGCGCAATGGCCCGCTGCGCTTGCGCCACCAGCCAATCCGGTTTCGCGCCGATGCCTTCGACAGCGCCGGGGTTTGCCACCAGCAGGCTTGCCAGATCGTCAGCAGGCAGGCCCATCGCTGGCCTATGCTCTTGGACGTAGGTGCCGGGGGGCGGCTCGTCGATCCAGCGTGAAAATGTGTTGGCGTCGTCTGGTGCGGACGTGCTGATTATCAGCGCCGCGCCGTCCCGCTTGCCAAGGCCCGACAGAATGGCGTTTTCCAGATTGTCGCCTTTGTCTTTTTCCCATGCCGCGCGCTCGTCGAGAATGGCCAGCGTTGGTGCGCCGCCAAGAATCGATCGGCCATCAGCCGCGATAGCCCGGACAAGCCCGCCGCCGTTTTCGCCGTACTCCACTTCCAGCCGCGAACCGCGCCGGATGGTAAACAGCTCTTGCTCGGCTTCTGGCAATCCACCGATGAACCCCACGATAAAACCGAACGCCGTTTTCGCCTGATCTCGGTTGCGCGCCGCAAGCAGATCTCACGTTTCGGTTGGTCATCCCAGACGCCCATCAGCGACCCCAAGGCAAGGCCAGCCGCCAGTGCGGTTTTTGCGTTGCCCCTGCCGATCGACAGGCAGGCCACCATGAGGGTATCGCCCAGCTTCCAACCAAAACCTGGTGGTGATCTCGGTGGTGCTGCCGTCCACCTCCAACAAATTCACTGTGACGGTTGCGTCAGCCGCGACAGGCCCAACAGGCGGCGCCACGATCGGATCCGGTATGAGAGGCCCTGACGGTGGGGGCACTCGCCATGTTGATGAACCCCTGAATATCCGTGCAGCGCGATGCGGCAAGACCCGGATGCTACACGCCCAAGCCCCCTGCTTGCCATTGTATTCAGGATTTTCAGTCATAGGTACGATCAGACGAAGGTGAATGGTACCTGTGCCTGAGCCCTTATCCGGACAGGACACGGGCAGGACACGGCCAGGACACAGGCAAGACCTACTGGCCCAGATCCACGGCTTCATCCACGGCCCAATCTAAGGCCCAATCCAAGGCCAGACCACAAAAGGAAAGAACGTGATGACATGCTCCGTGATGCGGACCCGAAGATCCGTTGCCGCAGAGCCCCCTGAGGGCGCGGTGTTTGATGCCGTGATGCCCCCTCTCAATTGCGTCTAGATCCCCGAGCCTGATCCTTCGGCAAACAGGTCGTCACGCGGGCGACCTGAAACACAAAATATACAGAAAGACATCACCACCATGAAAATCCTCATGATACTGACATCGCACGACAAACTTGGCGACACCGGCAACAAGACCGGTTTCTGGCTGGAAGAGTTTGCCGCGCCCTATTACGTCTTTAAGGATGCAGGCGCCGAGGTGACGCTTGCCTCACCCAAGGGCGGACAGCCCCCGCTGGACCCCAGCAGCGACGCCGACGCGGCGCAGACCGAGGCCACGAAACGCTTTAAGGGCGACAAGGCGGCTCAAGGCGATCTGGCAAGCACCGTCGTGCTGTCCACGGTTTCGGCGGATGGATACGACGCCATCTTTTATCCCGGCGGTCACGGCCCGCTTTGGGATCTGTCCGAGGACGCCGACAGCATCAAGCTGATCGAAACCTTCACCACAAGCAACCGCCCCGTCGGCGCTGTCTGCCACGCCCCGGCGGTGTTCAAGCACCCAAAAGGCGCAGACGGCAAACCGCTGGTCTCGGGCAAGACTGTGACCGGCTTTACCAATACCGAAGAAGAGGCTGCGGGCCTGACCAAGGTGGTGCCGTTTCTGGTCGAGGACATGCTCAAAGCCAACGGCGGGACATACGAAAAAGGCGCGGATTGGGCGTCTTTCGTGGTGACGGATGGCACGCTGGTCACAGGCCAGAACCCGGCCTCTTCCGAGGAGGCCGCGCGCAGGATGCTTGGTATGCTTGAAGCCGCCTGAGCGCACAGTGTCAAACACGATGTCGGGCACGGTGTAGGGCATGGTGTCAAACAAGGTGTCATAAGGCGATGACCCACTTTGGGTGCGTCGCTTTGGGTGCGTCACTGTGATGTTGTCATTGTGATTTGGTCATCAGCACGGGGCAGCCCCCTGCCCCGTGCCTCTCTCCGAATTGGCCCGCCGAATTGGCCCGCCAAATTGGCCCGCCAAATTGGCCCAGCGTACAAGTCAAACGAACTGTCGCATCGGGTATCCTTGGTTTTTTCCGCTCAATCACGGAACAATTCTGCGAAATCATCTGTGGAGACTGTTTTCTTAACCCGGCGTTATTCTCGCAGGCGTTACCAAAGCTTGCAAAGCGAGGGTCACACTTCGGCAAAGCCCTCAAGAATGCGGCGGAAGACATGACACGGACCACTTTGGGAAAAGAGCTGTTAACGTTCGCCCCCCTGATCGCAGAGCATGCCACGGACTCGATGGTGTTTACGGATCCG